TATTCTCAGCAGTTATATATCCATTAGAGGGTTCTTGGACTTGGGGTGGTGGATTCCTAAGTGAATTAGGATTTTTTGATTTTGCTGGTTCTGGTATAGTTCATATGGCTGGTGCTGCAGCTGCACTTGCGTCTGTAATTATGATTGGTGCTCGTGATGGGAAGTATGACAAGAATGGTAAACCGAAGAATATTCCTGGCTCAAATATGCCTCTGGTTGCATTAGGTACATTGATTCTATGGTTGGGTTGGTTCTTCTTTAACGGTGGCTCTCAACTTGCGTTCTCTACTATTGCTGATGCAAATGCACTAGGTAAGATATTTGTTAACACCAATATGGCTGCGGCGGGTGGACTATTAGGTGCTATGATTGTATCTAAACTATGGACAAAGAAGGTCATTCTCAATGTAACTCTTAATGGGGCATTGGCAGGATTGGTAGTTATTACTGCTGACCCATATTCACCAAGTCCAGAGATTGCTGTACTTTATGGTGCGTTAGGTGGTATACTAGTCCCACTGTCTATGACTCTTCTTGAGAAGTGGGGTATTGATGATCCTGTAGGTGCAATTTCTGTACATGGTACTGCTGGTATACTTGGACTACTATTAGTTCCTATCTTTAATTCAGATGCAACAATATTAATTCAAGTATTGGGTATTGGTGTTATCGGTGGATTTGTATTCACTACATCTTTAGGGATATGGTGGGTCTTACATAAGACTATCGGTATTCGTGTAGGTAAAGAAGAAGAATTAGTCGGCTCTGATATGTATGAAGGTACAGGAAATGCTTACCCAGAATTTATGGATAAGTGACTTGACAAAGTAAGGTAAATAAGGTATAATACAGTATGTTTAATCATTTGAATGTGAAGTTGCCTCCTATAAGCGCAACAACAACTGATGGTGTTCGTCTTTATGAAACACCAGAAGGAAATAAGTATCCATCAATCACAACTATTCTATCAGTCCGTAATAAGTCTGGGTTGATGGAATGGCGTAAACGTGTAGGTGATAAGACTGCAAACTATATTGCTGGTAAGGCTGCTGCAAGGGGAACTAAGGTTCACCATATGTGTGAAGACTACCTTAATAATATGAGTATAAACTTTCCAACCAAATGGGATAAGCATAAGAAAAATTTTCTTCCATATTGTTTGTTTAATCAACTAAAAAGTAAAGTGTTTGCAAATATAAATAACATTCATGCACAAGAAGCAGGACTCTATAGTGATAAATACAAGGTGGCAGGTAGAGTTGATTGTATTGCAGAGTACAATGGTGTACTGTCTATTATAGACTTTAAAACATCAACAAAAGAACGTAGTGACGATTGGAATGAAAACTATTACATTCAGTGTTCAGCATATGCAGAGATGTATGAGGAACGTACAGGTACAGAGATAGAACAGATTGTTATTCTATGTGTAACCGAAGATGGTACTGTACAAGAGTTTGTAAAAGAGAAGTATGATTACCTTGATGCATTGGTAGAAACCGCTGCAGAATGGAGAAAGAAAAATGAAACACCTAATGATACTAATAGTAGCAATATATCTACTAGTATCCTCGACAAATTTAGCGTTAGCAAATAGTAGTGGAAAAATAAAAGAATGGAGTAACGGAGATTTAATTGCCGTTGTTAGTATTTGTAGAGATGAAGAAACAATACTAAAAGTTGCAAGGGCTGACACTATATCAGAAGAAAAAGTGATAAGTATAATTCGTGGACTTAATGCGGTAGGAGAGTGTTTGAGATTATCAAAACCTCTATTATTTCATATTGAATCATCATTAATTGCATATAAAGATTTTAATGGAATTGATTCCTTAGTATTAGGTGTGAATGGAAAAACAGATAATTTTCTGGGTTTTGTTCTTGCTGCTGGTGTGTTTGTTGAGAAGAAAAAAATTAAGGGCCAAGACGTTTAGGGTATTGACAAATTACTATTAGTATGGTATAAATAGTATACAATTTGATGATACGAATTGAGAACTGAACTGGACTTGGGGGCAGTACCCAACGCCTCCACCAAAAGGAGACTAGAGTGTTAAAGGTAATAATAGGGGATTCTGATGAAGAGCCCTCTAGTAAAAGAAGTAAGTAAGTGGATGTTTAAGGCATATATCGTTTGGAGTATATGTGCAGACATAACCTTACTTGCAGGGATAATTTACCTAGTCTTTTTTTGATGGGGGCGAAACAGGATCGACAGGCAGGGACGGATGAGTGGAGAATTGTCGGATGACTGCGTTATTGGTCAAATTAGTAAATGCAAACGATAATATTGCATATGAGGATTTCGCACTAGCTGCGTAATCTGTCGGGGTTCGGGAGACACCTTGCAACAGAAGTCTCCCACTTTATTTAAAAGGGTATTGACATATATGTATTGTTATGTTATACTCTGTTATAATACGAATTTAAGTGACGGGAACCTATTCCTATATCGACACTTAATGAGTTTGGTAGTTCTCTTTATAGGATTAAAAACTACTATTTTAAAGGTTGGAATACTTTCAACCTATTTGTAATGTTAAGGAAAACATTTAAATGACTACTACTACCACTACCCAGGCCGCCAAGGTCGAAGCCGCACTTGTTAATGGTGCATCACTAACCGCTAAACAGATTACATCACGTTATGGTGTTAAGAATGTTCGTTCCGTGATTAGTAAACTACGTTCAGAAGGTCTTACGATCTATTTGAACAAGCGTGTATCGTCTTTTGACGGTGAGACATATATGAAGTATATGATTGGTACACCGACACGAGCAGTTGTTGCTGCTGGTTATGCAGCACTACGCTCAGCGTAATGTTTAATGTGTGGTGACATAATACACCCGTGGGGGGTCATGGTTAATCCCCCAACTTTTACAAATTATAATAGGAATATATAAGATGAGTACTGCTAAAACATTTTCTTTAGAAATTGAAAATATTGCTAAAGAAAAAAGAATCTCTCATATGGAAGCTGTTCTTTGGTACTGTACTAAAGAAGGTATTGAACCAGATACCGTGGGTTCTCTTATCTCTAAAAGTCTTAAAGAGAAGATTGAAGCAAATGCTAGAGATTTAAACTTTCTTCCTAGACAAGCTCAACTCCCAGTGTAATGTACACCATTTATACACAAAAAAATTGCATGTACTGTAATAAGTCAAAAGATTTAATGAAAGAATATAATTATGATTTCATTGAAATATCTCTTGATTATGATAGCAATGCAAAAGGTTTGATGAAAGAACTTGGTCATAAAACTGTACCACAAATATACGATGAAGGAAATATTCATATTGGTGGATATACAGACCTTCTAGAAACTTTTAAAAGCAGATATTCAAATATAAATGATTAAAGGTTTTTTACAGGGAATCATAGTATTAATACCCACATATATTACAGCGTATTTTACTGATAAAATGATTTACGTTATTCCAATGTTGGCTGCAGCAAGTTTCATTGCTGCTAGTATTGGAAGTAAAAAACTAACACGAAGAGTAGATGAAGAAGCGTACAAAGATGATGGAACCAATTGACGTTTATATAATGTATTGTGCAATGAAGGCTCATTTTAGTAAGACAGATTATGACTTTATTAAGTATGGTGGTAAGACTAAAGTTTCTAGAGATTCTTTCTACAAACGTAAAGACAGACATTTCTTTGTTAAACTATCAAGAAAATATAAAACTAAAATAGAAATTACAAACTATTATGTATCTAACTTTATTAAAGATAAAAAGGGATACATTGCTAACTTTAATGATGAAAACTATAAATTGTGGTTACTTAAAAAAACTAGTTTCTTCGAACATTTTGAAAAAGAGATGCAGCCATTCATTAAAGATTTTGAACCTATATTTCAAGTTAAGGATAACAATCATCCTAAATTATTAAAAGAGTTTTTAGGTAGTAGATTGTCATTAGAAACTATGATAATACTAGATGAGCTAGTAGGATACGGTCAAAGGTGGGATAAACAATTAAAGGATGATATTGTATGGATTGATTTAAAAAAATTGATGAAAAATTACAAAGGGTTCTTGACAATTAACAAGAACAGGTATAGAATGAAACTACTGAAACTTATTGAGGAGTCTAATTAAATGGACGTTACAGTACACTTGGATGGTAATCCTACTATCCGTGAAGAAGGTTTTTTTGAATCTAAAGTTAATAATCTTAATGATAGGATTAAATCTTTAGAGTTTGAAAATGCTAATTTGGATAAAAAGAACGGTGAGCTTAGTGAAAGAGTTGCAAAACTTGCTAGTCGTTTTAATAACCAAAAAGGTTTTCAACCAAAAAGGAATGATCGCTTTAAACGCGATTAAATGGTATGCCGGTGTAGCTCAACGGTAGAGCAATTGCTTTGTAAGCAATAGGTTGTGAGTTCGATTCTTACCACCGGCACCATTAATATGAAAGAGAAAATTATGAAAAATGAAGATAAACTATTAAGGCGAGTAACAGTTGAGTACTATGAATATATTGATGGTGGAGAAGAAAATACACCAGAGACAATTCGTGTGATCAAAAAGAAAACCAAGACAGAAAACTTTTCTACTGGTTCAAGTAAAGGTGATCCTATCGTAACATATATATCAGAGATTTTCTAGTATGGAAGTTAAGTTTGTAGATAAGATGGGGAGTGATCTTTCTGTAGTTAATGCTGCAAGAGTATCATTCTCAAAAACATCTGAATGGGATTCTATTCCAGAGGGTGGTAAGATAGAGGGTTTCTTATCTCATCCAGACGAAAAGTTGATTAATTATCTTGCGAAACATAATCATTGGAGTCCTTTTGGCCATGCATCAATGCAAATCCATGTTAAGGCTCCAGTGTTTGTTGCAAGACAATTAGTTAAACATCAAGTTGGTTTAGTTTGGAATGAAGTATCTAGACGTTATGTTGATAATGAACCTGAGTTCTACGAACCCACAGAATGGCGACTTGCAGCTGTAAATAAGAAACAAGGTTCTTCTAATGAAACTGTAGAATACGATGTAAATTCTGCATATGAATTATGTAAAGAAACATATAATAATATGTTAGAAGCAGGGATTGCACCAGAGATGGCCAGAATGGTCTTACCACAGTCTATGTATACTGAATGGTACTGGAGTGGAACACTTATGGCATTTGCTCGTGTATGCAATCTACGATGTAAACCAGATACACAACTTGAAACTCAAATGATTGCAAATGAAATTGATAAGATAGGAAAAGAATTATTTCCTTATTCATGGGAAGCTTTAAGAAATGGATAAGGTCTTAGTCATAGGTAATGGCGAATCAAGATCGTGGTATAAACCAAAAGTATTAAATGATGTTGTCACTTGGGGTTGTAATGCAATCTACCGTGATGGTGATGTTGATAATCTTGTTTCCATAGATTATGGTATGCAACAGGAAATTTATGATTCTAAATACCAAGATAGTCATACTTGTTGGTTTGCAGATTGGTCTATAATACCATCAGAGGTTGCAGAGATGACACTTATGGGATTTGAGGGCCCTGCATTTATTCATCGTAGTAAAAATAAAACTAGTAATTGTGTAGTGCAAGGAAAAGACCCAGCGACTATACAAGAAAAAATTGAAGAGGCCAAACTACTAAATGCAAATATAGATATGAAAGATATTGAAAAGAAATTTTCAAAAGATGTAGGTATCTGGATTACATATGTTGATGATAACGATCCTGTTAAGAACATAGACTATCCTAGAGGTTGGTCAGCAGGAACTACTGCACTACATCTGGCTTGTCAACAAGGTGCAAAAGAAGTTTATATGTTAGGGTTTGATTTATCTTCTCAGAACGAATCTTTGAATAACATATATAAAGGAACTAGTTACTATTTACCAGCAGATGCAAGGGGGTTCAATCCACAAAATTGGGTGAATCAGTTGTTGGCTGTTTTTAGAGAGTTTAAAGATACTCAATTCTATTGGGTAGACCCTAAACACAATATTGGAAGTTCTACTGATAATATTGATATAAGGTACTTGACAAAAGCAGAACTTTGTGATACATTAAGTATACAATAATAAATCGCATATATTCACATAAGGAGAAATACATATGTCACTACAAGCACTAAAAAAGTCCAATTCTTTGGACAAACTACTGGGTGCAGTTCAAACTGAAAATGCCCCCCTAGAAAAGAAGTCCTATACAGATGAACGTCTGTGGAAACCAGTGGTAGATAAATCAGGTAATGGTTATGCCGTTATTCGTTTTCTTCCAGCCGTTGAAGGTGAAGATCTTCCTTGGGCAAAAGTCTGGAACCATGCATTTCAAGGCCCTACTGGTCAGTGGTATATTGAGAACTCTCTTACTACCATTGGACAGAACGATCCTGT